CCAGGGTCCTGGACCACGACTTCGCCTGCTCCTCCTGGCCCCTGAAAACCACGTTGAATTTGTTGGCTGTTTCTTCCAGGCGGGATGCATCGGAGATGATCTTCTCGCCGAACCGTGCGAGGGCGTAGACGCTCGCGAGGCTCAGGATCGTGGCCGCGAGTCCGCCCAGGGCCTTGTCCGCGCGCTTGATGCCGGTCTCGGCCTTCTGGACCGTGCCCTCAAGCTCCTTGCCGAAACGCTTGATATGGACCGTGCCCTTGTCGTCAACGACAAGCTCTAGCTGGATCCTATTGGCCACGGTTTCGCTCCTGCTCCCTCACTTCTTCTATGCCCTTGATCACGGCGAGAAACTTGTCATGCGCGATAGGCCGCTGCCCCTCCGGCACGCCGTAAAGGTCCATAACATACGATATCGCACCAAGGTTCACGCCGCCGAACCCGTCGAAAAGCCCCGGCAGCGCGGCCCGTCAAACCTCCCAGAACCGCCGGTTTTCCGGCATGAGCTTCGGCACTTCGCCCGTGGGGCATTCGTCCACCTCATCGATTCCCTTGCACTTGACTTGCCTGAACCCGTCTTTCTGGGAACGGCGGCAGAGCGCGCAGGTCATGCGGCTCTTGGCAAAAGCCCACCGCGCCCAGGTCAGGAGTTTTTTTCCTCGGACTCCTTCCGGATCTCTGCGATCCGCGCGATACGGCCCACGAAACCGGCAATACCCTGGAGGTTGAAGTCATAGATCTTCTGCTTCACCTCCTCGGTGAGCTTCAGCTCCTTATCGTTCGCATCTACGAAGTTTTTCCAGCCCGTCAGGCAATACTTGAACACCTCGCACTGGTCCTCGCCCCGCAGCACGATGCCCTTTTCCGAAAATACGGCGTTCGCCCGGCTCAACGGATACGGCCGGATCTGAAGATAAGGCTTGTCTTCCGACGGCTCCTTGACCGGAAGACCCGTTTCGAAGTCATACCACACCGGGTCGTATGAAAGGCCCGTTATGTCCAGCTTAAGCGCCATTAAAACCCTCCTTTATACGTTCGCCACAAAGCTCGGGATGCCGTGCACCTCGAAGCCCACGCTTTCTTTGACCACTTCGTTCAGCGGCCCGTCCGGGCTCACCGAGTTGAACGCGGCCCATGCAATGAGATGATCGCCGGTCTGGTCCTGGTCCGGGTCGTAATTGAAAAGCTCCAGCAGGAAATACTTCTGTGTGTTTTCCGCCCCGGCCTGGAAAGCCGCATAGAAAGAATCCCCGCCGATGAAGTAGGCCTCCGCCGAGCCTCGTCCTCCGGCCTGCCCCGGCACGGCCTCTTTCCAGTGCTGCCCCATGCGCGACGCATCCCCCATGTCGAGCGCCACCTCCAGGCGCCAATTCATCAAATAGCCGACCTTTTCCAGGGCGATCTCCGGGATAAAGCCGTTGTTCCCGTCCACCGTGACGACACCCACGTTGTCAGAGAATAGCGCCTTTCCCCGCGTATGGTCCACGATGAGCACGTTCTCTCCGCCGTCGTCCGTGAAGGTCGGCGTAGCGTTCGGATTGAGCAGCCGCTTCGTGGCATCCGTGATCTGGGCCTCGTCGGCCACCTCGGCGCAGGCCTCGTCTTTGAGGTTCCCGATCACCCATCGGTCGCCCAGGGTGTGGCCCGTGGTGGCGCCGAAGGTGATGGTCTGCCCGTCGTCAAGGGTCTGCGCTGCTCCCGTGATGCTGACGCCCGTGGTGTAGGCCCCGCCGTTCTTCCGCCACTTGAAAGTATCCGGCGTGCCCTCGCCGTCGATCTCCACCTCGTAATAGGCCGAGCTTGCCCCGCTGAATGCAGTTCCCCAGGTTGCATCGTTCAAGCCGCCGCCCTTGAACCCGTTCGGCCGCAGGCGGTAGAGCGCGCCCAGCTTGCCGTGCATCGGCGTTGTTGGTGATGCCATAAAATCCTCCTTCGTCGGATTTTATAAAACGCGCCTCCGGCGCTTTAAGCCGCGAAGCGGCGCTTTATAAAATTTGCTCCGCAAATTTTATGCGGTGTCGGTCAGGCTTAGCTGGCCGTCCCCTTGGAAGTTAAACGTAAACTTCACCACCCCGCCGATCCCTGTGTCGATGGAGAACGATATGAGATAGATATTGCCGGTGAATGCATTGGTTGCCCCATCCAGCAGGAATTTTACGTCCGTGAGCATCGTGCCCGGAGTTGCCGCGATCAGGTTGTCGAAGAAGGCTTTCTGCTGCGTATTTCCGGCAACAAACTGGCCCGAAAACGACCCTCGCCATCCTGCCAGTCCCGGAAGCGCTTCCTTCCAGTGCTGGCCCTGGCGGGGCGCCTCGCCCATGTCGACATCCACGTCGATCCGCCACCCGTCGCCATACTCCATCTTAACGTCGTTCTTCTCGACGCGGCAGAGCTTGCCGTGAAAGGGCTCGGTGTTGTAAGGCATGATAAAATCCTCCTTTGTTGGATTTTATAAAACGCGCCTGCCGGCGCTGTTTATCTCTCCTTTGCTTTGATTTTGGATTTGGGTTCCGCCTTGGCCTTGGGCGATTGTCTAACGGCCGGCAAATTCTTCAGCTCGCAAAGAACATTCCCTTCTAAATCCAGGATCTCCAGCGTCGCATCAAAGCACAGCGCGCATTGCGGCTCGACCCGTGCCAGCCCGGATGGGCACTTCGCTTTTTGCTTGCAGAGTACCCTTCCCGTGATTCTGCATGGTTTCATCTTTTTTTTCTCCTTATGTGCTGTGAAGCATGCCCCACGTGATTTCAAACTCCCGGCTGAATACGGCAAGCCTCGCTGAGGCCGCAAGAGGTGTCACCCGCACGCTTTCACATAACAGGATGCCCAGGTCCAAGGTTGAAAGGTGCAGGCAGCTCAGCACGTCCTGCAATAAATCATAGACGCCCTTCTCCCCGCTTTCCGGCCCGCGGAGAGCGGCGGATGGAGAGCGCAAATTCTTGGCGCAACAAAGGACCACGAATCTGCCCTTATGGTAAACTATATCGCTCGCGCTGTTGTCGTCGCTTCCACCCGCGTAGGCGACGAGTAACGCCGGATAGAGCTTGATGAGCTTATCGAGTTCTTCCGCCCGCTCCCAGGGAAGTCGGTCAATCGTCCGGACGTAACTGTCCAGGGTTGTATCAGCCTTGAGGGTGGCCACAATAGCGTCCTCGATCTCTTCTACCGTATAGCCGGCGTAGCTCATTGCGCTCCCATAATCCAGTCTTCAATGGCCGCCCGGATCTCCGGCCAGTCCTCGTCGCGCACCCCCAGGTACGGCCGAGCCGGGATCTTTGTCGCATGGCCGCGGCCCGCAAACCCGCCGAGCTGATGGATGGCGCCATAGATAATGTTTGTGCCGACCGTTACACGGTCTTTATGTGCCTCCGGATGAATGGAGGGGAAAAGAACGTTTTCCCCGATTAGAATCTCTCCGGGATGGCGTTTCCGCTTGAGCGTGCTCGCTGCGAGCGGCGCCCATTTAGTTCCGTCGGGCGCCCTTTTTTCTTCGAAATTACGCTGCACGCTTTCCATGACGATCTCGCCGATCTCCGCAAAGGCCGGCGTCATGTCCGCCATGCGCCTCGCAAGACGCTTCAGGAGGTCTTGCACTTCCCGGTCGTCTATGGTCACGGTCATATTTACGCCGGCCATTAGGCTTAGCTCCTTTCACGATCATCCAGGCGATCTGCAACCGTTTCCGAAAAGGCAATTCTACAATGCTTCCGATCATCAACATGAATCGCTTGTTGGCGACCCTGCGGATCTTCTTGTGTACTCGCCCGCTCATTTAAAACCCTTTGAGCTTGTCCCGCGTAAAGATCCGGTCGTTATAGTCGATATCCACGGCATCGCCCGTGGTTTCCGGCGCAGGCGCGGCCGAGCCCAGGTCGATCTTGCCGTCCGCCACTTTTTCCAGAAACCGGATTGCCTCTTTGTTCCTGTCCTTGCGCGTTTCGGGCGCCGTATCGTCCCGCCTGGAGTAAAGGTTGTAGATCGCCAGGTCTACGCTCACTTGCCGGACCTTGTCCGGCACCGGATCGATGGGCACGCTATAGCGGCCTTGACAATAGGCGTCAACAGTGGCGTCCGCATCCGCAATGGCCCGCGTCACCTTGTCGTCGTCTACCAGACCCTGGCCGTCATCGTCCGTGAGCTGGATCAGGGTCTCTTCATCCAACTGCTCCAGGATATCGCTTTTCGTAGAGTAAGCCATTCTGTCCTCCCTGTGTGAGGATCAGCCTGCCTCACTTTGCCTTGGCACCTTTCGGCTTATCGTCTTTTTCCTGTTTTTGCGGCGCCGTGCCCACGACCTGGAATTTCTGCCTCTTGCTCGTTGCGAGCAGCTCTTCGGCAACTTCGTCCGGATAATCTTTTATTTCCTTCCTGTCGTGCCGGCCGAAACCGGCAACCATGACGTAGGCGCCGGGTCCTTTGTACTTGAGTTTCATTGGATTCTCCTTTCGCGCAGCGCGATAAGGCAGAGCGCAATTGCCCCCCCTGTCCGCTTTCGCTCGTCAGGCATTCAAGTCGGTCGGTTTAGGTCGTGTGCGTGTCGTAAAAGAGGTATCCCATGTCCTTGCCGGTCAGCTTGGCATCCACGTCCATGAACGCCTCGATCCGATCGCTGTGGATACCCTCTTCCCGCCATTTGCGCACGCCTACGGGCATGGCGTCCGTCGGCGCCTGCTGGATCAGGCCGCGCAACTCCTCCCGAACCCACCGGAAGATGGCGCCTGCCGTCGGCTGTTTCGGCCCCACGATCCTGGGCGCGTAAAGCAGCACTCCCGAGCCGTGGCCCGCATTGGTTTCCCAGATCGCGGCGGACGTAAAATCGTCCCCTGCCGCCGTCTCCTTGGCTGAGCTGTAAACCGCGCCGCCCACCAGACACCGGTCCAGGTCGAACATGGAAGCGATCAGGTCAGCCGTGACCACGCCGCGCTCGGTGTACTTGATCTTGTCGAGCACTGC